ACTTTGGTACTATTCCAAATGGGGTAAACATGATTATCCAGCATGTTTCCAACGTAGACGGTAGACAATTGTTTGCTGGTTCTATAAGTAAGACTATCGTGATCCAAGATTCACGACCGATTGAGGTTAAATGACAGAAGTAAAAATCATAATCAAAGACGAAGTTAACGTAAAGATCGAGGGCCTCGAGGTAGGTGATCGTCGTGCGTTGATGAAGATGTTTGAGTTTGAAAAGCCAGG